TGAGTAGTACAAATAGAAATAATGCCGATAAAAGACATATAGCAGACTATTATGTCACTCCTGTCCAAGACATAATAAATTTTCTCGTAGCGTTAGATGAGGAAATAACATTAGATTTATCTAATGGCAACAATATTATACTAGATCCCTGTAGTGGTGGAGACCCAGAACATCCAATGAGTTACCCCAAAGCAATAAAAAAGCACTACATATTGAAAAGTGACGGTAGTAATATAAAAACTATTGATATCAGAGAAGATAGTTTATCAGATATAAAGGGGGATTATTTAAAAACACAATTGTGGTATTCGCCATATGTAATAATTACAAATCCACCATTCAATCAAGCAATGGAGTTTATCAAAAAAGCATTAAACGATGTGCGTGAGGAGGGTTATGTCATAATGTTATTAAGGCTCAATTTTCTTGAAACAAAATCAAGAAAAGAATTCTTTGATAAGTATATGCCAAAATATATTTTCGTCCATCACAAACGGATGAGTTTTATTCAAGGAGGTGGTACTGATTCAGTAGCATATTGCCATATGGTTTGGCAAAAGGGAAAATACCCCAGATTTTCGAAAATAAGAGTTATTTAATACGTATCGTTGAAACGTACATTTGAAAGGAAAAGAATATGAAAAAATTTGAACTTAAATGGAACAAAATTGAGAAGTTTGGAACAGCTATTGAAAGAACGACAGTAGTTCAGGCATTAACGGCAGCCGATGCAAAAGCGGTACTACATAAAGAATTTGGTAATTCAAAGAAAATCGAAGTCTTGTCGGTCAAAGAATTAAAAGAGTCATAAAATGATTAATTGTGAAAACTGCCGATACAAATGGCTCAAAGAAGACAAGAAAAACCGACCATACTTTTGCTGTAAGTGTAAACTAAATTATCATTGGAAAACTTTGATAGATCCAGTAGAGGATTTTATTTTTGAGACATTAACTAGGATTGTGAAATTGTTGGTCAATAAATTAAACAAACTGCTAGATTCATTTAAACGTATATTTGAAACAGTGATTTTCGGGTTTGGCGGCTTGAAGTGTTTGAGAAATTATTTTATGATGTTAATGTAATAATGAGTAAAGAACATACTATATGTGCAATTCGGGATGAGAATGGAAATCTTTTGTTCTCGTGTATGTGTTTTGGTAATATTAAAGAGTTAATTGTTAAAAATAATTAAAACAAAAATGCGTATTTGATGGGAAATTATAAATCTGTGAATATACCGAAAGGAGAACTGATATTGAGTAAAAAAGTAGAATTTAATATCAAAGTTACAATGAATGAAAGATGGGTAGACGACTTCTGTTCAATGCTTAAATGGATGCAGTGTTGTGGTGATATCGGCCATTCTTCCGTTGTTGGGTTTTATTCGGATGGTGATGGTGATTTCAGACCGAAGTTTGAAATCGATAAAGAATTTGAAAGGACAAAAGGATATTGGAAGGATGATAAACCACTTCCAGAGTTAGAAGTCCTTTATGATGCTGAATAGGAAAGAGAATAAATAGTTATTTTTATCAACCATTAAAAAGGAACAAATAAACTATTGACAAACAGGAGCGCGAGTGTTAGTATTATAATAACATAAAAGAACAAATAAACTAAAAAAGTAAATAAATTCATATAGAGTTACTTTTTTATAATCTCCGTCAGGAGTTTATATAGATATCAAATAGTAGAAAATTATATTTAAGGAGGTACATTAAGTACATGGCAGAAACAAAGAAAAAAGGAAGAATTTTTGAGTTACCAGAGACTAAAGGTGCATTTCAATTAAAAGGTATTGTTACTGGAACTGAAAAGGAAAATTTCTATAAAGAAAGTACCACAAAAAATGGAAAAGAAATGCGAAGGATTAATTTTGGTGTTACTTATACCGATGGAAAAACATTATATGCAAACATGCAAGGTATGGAACAGGATAAGGTTTATTTTTACAAGAGAGCTGATAAGAAGGGTGAAAAGGGAGAAACTGTAATAGTTCCTTGGGCTGACAGATTTACATATAAGAGAGAAGGGTTTCAGCTTATTGGAAAAAATATCGGTGTTAAAAAGAAAGTTGATTCTGATGGAAAAACTGTTAACGACAAAAAAAATCTTACAGAATTTGACGCATGTAAAGAAGTTGGTGACAATTTAAAAGATGATGTAAGTGTATTTTTAAAAGGTATATTGGACTATAGTAGTTTCACTGATGATAATGGAGGTAAGCGTTCTTCGATTAAATTATCTCCAAATCAGATTTCATTATGTGCAGATGTTAATTTTACCGATGAAAAATTTGTACAGCAGAATGATTTTAATCAAGTGATTATTTTTATGGGAATCGAAAAAGAAAAAGATGACAAAGAAAAGGAAACTGGAAGGTTTGTAGTTTCTGCAAAAATTGTAACATATAGTGCGATTGAGGACGTTGAATTTATTATCTTAGATCCTAAACTTGCTGGGATGTTTAAAAAGAATTTAAAACCATATAACGCAATTAAAGTTAGTGGTCACATGGTAACCACAACCAGCGTCGAAAAAGTTACAGAGAATGATGATGATTGGGGAGAAGAAGATTCTATGGATAAAGTGTCCGCTCCTGCAAAGAGAGAATTTATTATTACTGGTGCAAAGGGTTCTTCAGTTGATAAAGAATTGTACACTCAATCAAACATTGAAGAAGCTATGTCTAAAATTGCGAAATCAAAAAGAGCAAATGAAGATTATGGTGATACCTCTAATAATGGAGATTGGGGTAACGCATCAGATATTGATTCAGATGATGATGAAGCATGGGATTAAATAATAAAGATGGCAAGGTGTCATATACGAAATATGGCACCGGAGTCGTTAAAAATAAAATTGCAAATTAAAAATGGAGGTATATATATTGAGAACAAGGGCAGCAAGTAAAATTCAAACAAAATTAGTAACTCTTTTGTATGGTGCAATATTTAGTGGTAAGACAACATTGGGGTTACAATTGGCGTATTTTAAGAGAAATGATGGAAAGCCGTTTAGGGTTGCGGTGATTGACGCAGAGGGCGGTGGTGTTGATGACGCAGTTGATGAACTGGAATTTAGAGGTGTTGATATAAGAAATGTGCATATCTTTTATACACAAAGTTTACAAGAATTGTCAACTATCCTGGATAAAATTAAAAATCATGATACTTTTTATGAGTATGATGAGGATGGAAATGAAACAGATAATCCAATTCTTGATGCTGACAATGAAGAATTTTTTCCAGATGCTATTTTGATTGACGGAACTACAATCTTTAAGCTTACTAGTGAACAAGGTTTGTTGGAGTTATCAAAAAAAAGAAATACCATTAAAGCAGACAAGGATGGGCTTATTGGAGCTGAAAGATTCGTTAAGATTCAAGGTGCAGACTTAGAATTTAAAGACTATAAAAAGTTGAATTATTCCGGTCAAAATCTTGTTCTTGATTTAATGTCTATTGGCACTAATGTTGTACTTACTTCAAGAGAAAAAGATGAAACTGTACAAAAGATGGATAGTAGTGGAAAACAAGTTTCCGTATCCACTGGTAAGAAAATCTATGATAGTTTTAAGGGGATCGATTATAATGTTAAAACTGTTTTACATATGTATCAAGATAGTGAAACAGGTCAGGTTTGTGCGGAAGTTGTAAAAGATAGAACAAAAGTTCATAAACCAGGAGAAATACTCGAAGATCCAACCTTACTTGATTGGCAAATAGTAATTGATAAAAATGCTGACAAAAAAGAATTTGTCCTTAAAAACGACTTAGACAAAGCCGTTGAAACAGAGCAAAAAATGTATGAAAAAGAAGCAATGGAATTGCACCAGTCTTTAAGTGGAAAATCAGCAGAATCGAATCATGACACTAATAACTCTGCTAACATTGAGTCAATGAAACGTGAAATCATGGCTAAGAAAAATTCATTATCTCCCGTTGAAAAGAAAGGGCTTAAAGAAAAACTTGACTCAGCAGGATTACCAACCGCATTTAAAAATGTAACTGATGTGAATATTTTACAACAGGTATTAAATCTGTTTAATCAGTAAAAATATGAAAGAAAAGAATAGCATTTTTATAAAACGTATTTGTGGTTGTTGTAAAGAGGGTATCTACATAAACAACTATAATATTAATGATGCAATTTACTATGATAAAAAAACTTATCATAGTAATTGTTTCATCGGAATGAGCGAGAAACGATCTAAAATGAAAAGGACTGACGTTTCGGAAAAATGGAAATGGGTTCTCTCTAATATAAATGTAATAAAAAAAGAAACATTTATTCATTTGCGAAACGCAATTGAGAAAGAAGAAATTTTTGAATTTATAAAAGATGCTTATAATATAACTATCGTTCCAACTACAGTATGGCAAAAGCTTGGAAATATTTATGCAGGAACTTTTAAAGGAATGTCTACGGGAATTCCTGTTTCACATTTGTTTGACATGTGGAAACGAAAAATTGATATGTTGAATAATATCGCAGACAAAAACAGAAGTAAAGGTTCAATAATGAGTGCTGAGCAACGATTGAATTACGATTTATCAATTTTGGTAAATAAATATGACAGTTATTTGAAGTGGTTGGAACAACAGAAAATTATTGAGGCAGAATTAAAGAAAAGTGTCGTTTCCGAAAAGTCTAATGTTACATGCATTATCAATACTAAAGAGAAAACGAAAAGTTGTAAAGATGACGATATGACAGATTTGGTTGATGACATTTTTGATTAGGTGGTGATAGTTGACATTGAATGAAGATTTAAAAACAACTAATGTACAAGCTGAATTATGTCTTGTTGGAGCTTTATATAGTGAACCAGATCTGTATGTTAGTTACGGAAACTTTATGAGAAGTAAATATGATTTTTCCGATGACGCAGTAAGATTTTTTTATGACAATCTTGAAACGTATTATCTTACATTTTCGCAGACGATAGATGAAAAAAAGATAAATGTTTATATGAGTCAAAATGAAGAGCGTTTAAAAGAATATAAAAAATACAAAGGCTGGAAAACCATACAGCAATTTATAAGTTTAGGTGATTGTAATGATGTTGACAATTATTTCAATCTAGTCAAAAAATATTCATTATTGAGAGAATATGAAAGAAATGGTTTTCCTGTTGATAAAATTCTAAAACATAAGAAGTTTGATTCGCTGACGGCAAATGATATCTATCGTATCATTCGTGTCAAAGCAGATAAGATAAACACGGTTATAAATGCAGGTAATGAAGCAATAGAACTGACAAAAAATAATGTAGCGGCCATTGATTCCTACATAGACGTGCCAATGATGGGATTATTAACACCATGGTATTTATACAATGAAATGTTTTTGGGGTTGACCGAAGAAGATATTATTCTGGAAGGTTTTTTGAGCAACGAAGGAAAAACAAGAAAATTAATGTTGCTTGCTGCTTATGTTACATTAGTACAAAACCAAGGGTTTTTATTCATGAGCAATGAAATGAGTGAGAAAAAATTACGAAGTTGTTTGATTACCACAGTTCTTAATAATAAAGAGTTTAAAGAAATTCATGGCATTCAATTAATGAAACCAGAAAGGGAAATTGTACTTGGAGCATATAAGGACAATAATGGTAATTTTATTCGTAGAAAAATAGATGATGAAGGAAATTACACTGAAACAAAAAATGAATTTCTAAAAAGGATTCAAGACAATTCATCCGAGTATTATGATGTTCTCAAGGTTGGTCAATGGATAGATGAACATGATAATGGGAAATTGTTATTTAAAGATGTAGGGGACGATTATAGTGACAATAGACTTGAATTTGAACTGAGAAAATATAGGGCAACTGCAAATGTTATTTATTATGGCTATGATACATTAAAGGGCTTTAGGAGTGAGGATTGGAGCACTATTAAGCAAAGCGCAACACGTTTAAAAGAATTAACAAAAGAACTTGAAATGTCTGGATTTATTGTATTTCAGCTTACGGATGATACAGTTTTTACTGATGTTTTTAGTTTGAGCAGTAACAATATAGCTGGCGCAAAAGGAATGAAACATGTAACGGACGCTCTAACTTTAGGTAAAAAAATACAAAAAGAAGAATATCATAAATATCAAATAGTTGTTGAAAACGAAGCATGGGGAGAGCCGGTAGTTGAAGATTTAGATTATAATAAACAGTATTTTGCAATAAAAGGAGATAAAAATAGAGCGGGTGATAAAGATAAGATTATGGTATTTATAATTGATCTGAACTATAACATATGGGATAACATAGGTTATTTGATTAAAAAATCTAACAATAATGAATAAACGGAGGGTGGCAATTGGATGTAAAAGAATTGAAAAGATACATATATGAAAATAAGTATGTTGAACAGATATTAGAATCTATCGGTTGCCACCATATTTCATATCACTCTTCAGGTGGTTATTGGACGTGTGCAAATCATGACGGGGATAATAAGAAAGCGATTGTATTATATAACAATGACTGTTTGTGGTGTGAAAATCATACAAGGAAACTAATTAAAGGAAAATATGCCACAGACATTGTTGACTTAGTTTGTTTTGTAAGACAGTTGTCATTTCCAGAAGGATTAAATAGTTTATGTGAAGAAGTTGGGATGTCATATTATCATAACTTTGATGAAGACATACCTGAAAGTTTTAAAATATTAAAAATGATTGATGAAATGAATTCTAATTTTATTGATGAAAATGAAAAACCGTTGGTTCCCATAAGTGAAAATATTCTTCATTACTATAAGCCATATGTTAATGATTTATTTTACGAAGACAATATTGATTATTCAACACAAAAAGAATTTGAGATTGGTTTTGACGAAGAAAGTAATCGATATACGATTCCAATTCGCTCTGAAATTGGCGATCTTGTGGGTGTAAAGGCTAGATATTTCTATCGTGATGTTCCCGATGGAGAAAATAAATATATTTATCTTGAACGATGTGCAAAATCAAAAATAGTTTATGGCCTTAATAAGACGATGCACTTTGCAAAAATAAGTGGAAGAATATATGTAGGAGAGGCAGAAAAGTTTGTACAACAACTATGGAGCTATGGATATAAAAATGGAGCTGCAACAAGTGGTAAAAAGTTGTCAAAACGTCAAATTGAGTTACTTGTTAGAATTGGTGTAATGATAATTTTCTGCTTTGATAAGGATGTTCAAAAGGAAGAATTAGAAGAGTTAGCAACTCGGTTTCCAGATGGAGTACCCCTATTTTATATGTTTGATGAAGATAATATTTTGGACTTAAAAGAATCTCCTTCGGATAAGCCTGAAAAGTGGAGTTATATGGTTGAAAACAATATTTATAAAATGAGATAGAGAGGTGGATATTTGCAATATAAATTGTATAAAAATGGAACAAATAATATTTCTGATGTAGTGAAAGAGGTATTAATTAATAGAGGTATAAAAGATTATAATACATATTTAAATTTAGATGAAAGTGTCATACAGCCATATTCGAGATTAGATAATATCTATGAAGGTGTTGATATGTTCATGGGACATTTTAATAATCGCAATGGAGTTGGGATTTTAGTTGACGAAGATCCAGACGGATTTTGTTCGGCAGCAATGATGTATTTATATATTAAAAGAATGGACAATCAGTATCCTATAAAATATATACTACATCAAAGGGCAAAGGCTCATGGTCTATCAGATGACGTAAGTATTCCCGATGATATTAAACTTTTAATTATTCCAGATGCAGGAACAAATGATAAAGAAGAATGTAAAAGATTAAAAGGGAGAAATATAGATATTTTAATATTAGATCACCATGAAATTGAAGAAAAAAATCAAAATGCAATAATCATCAATAATCAATCAAGTGATAGTTATACAAATAAAAGCCTATGCGGTGCTGGTATCGTATATCGTTTTTTACAAGCGTTGGATGATGTAAACTGGACAGAATTTGCTGATGATTATCTAGACTTGTGTGCTTTAGCAAATATAAGTGATGTAATGGACATGCGTTCATTTGAAACAAGATATATCACTAATATTGGTCTATTGAATATTAAGAATAAGTGTTTGGAAGCATTAATAAAAGCACAAGATTACAGTATGAACGGAAAAGTTAATATACATAATGTTCAGTGGTACATTACACCGATTTTAAATGGAATGATAAGAGTTGGATCACTTGAGGAAAAGGAGTTACTATTTAGAGCATTTATTGAAAAGGATGAATTCTTTGAATGGAAGAAACGTGCTGTTAAAGGCAATCCACCTAGTATAGTTCAAGAAAGTATTTATGATAGGGCAGCTAGATTATGTAAAAATGCAAAAGCAAGACAAGATAAATCGAAAGAAAAAAGTGTTTCTCAAATTATTGAAATTGCAGAGAGTGAACCATATGACGACAAGGTGTTAATGATAGATACTTCCGGAATTTTAGATAATGGTTTAACTGGTGTAGTTGCAATTAAAATAGCTGAAAGATTTAATAAACCATGCATTTTATTAAATAAATATGTTGATAGTAAAACTGGAGAACTTGTATATGGTGGAAGTGCAAGGAATATAAATCATAGTCCAATTGATAGTTTTAAGGACATAATTAATAGTACAGGTGTTTTTAATTTTGGTAAGGGACACGCAAATGCTTTCGGTGTGAATATCGACATTTCATTAAAAAATAAAGCAGTCAATGTATTAAATGATATTCTAAGAGATACGGAATATAACTCTACTTACAATGTGGATTTTATTTTGGATATAGAAGAAATTGATATTTCATTAATTATGTCATTATCAATATTTGAGGACATTATCGGACAGGGAATTGATGAACCAATGTTTGCAGTTGAAAATATAATCTTATCAAGAGATCAGTTTGAATTGTTTGGTAAAAAAGAAGATACAATTAGTTTTTGTGTAAATGATATTAAATACGTTCAATTTAAATGTAGGGAAGGAAATGAATTATATGACTGGCTAAATAATAGTTGGGATTCTGATGACATAATTACTTTTAACATAGTGGGAAAACCTGCTGTGAATGAATATATGGGAACAAGAACTCCTCAGATTATTATAGAAGATTTGGTTGTTATTAATACGACCAATGATATTGATGAAGATGAAGATTGGTAGGTGATTAATTGTATTCAGCATTACATAACCATACACATTTTTCTTTATTGGATGGGTATGCCACACCAGAGGAATATTTAAAAAGGGCAAGGGAAATAGGTCTTAAATCTTTTGCGGTAACAGAACATGGAAATGAATATTCGTGGTGCTATTTTGATAAAATTAAAAAAGAATATCCAGAATTAAAAATAATTTACGGATTAGAATTTTATGAATCTTTTGATACTTCAGTTAAAGATAAAAACAATAAATATTTTCATTTAATAGTCCTTGCTAGAAATGAAGATGGAAGAAAGGCAATAAATAAACTTGTTACAAAATCCAACTTAGAAGGTTTTTACAGTAAGCCTAGAGTTGAATTAAATGATTTTATGGAATTAAATTGTGGGGAAGATGTAGTAGTATCTTCGGCATGTCTTGCATCTAAAACAGCAAGCGAGGACGATTATCAGAAATGTATTGACTATATTGATGAATATAAATCAATTTTTCCGTACTTTTATTTAGAAATGCAATCTCATAAACATGAAGATCAGATTAAATATAATAGTAAAATTTTACATCTTTCAAAAGACACAAACACTCCATACATTATAACAACTGATTCACATGCTGCTACAAAAGGGGATTTGTATTATCAAGGTAGACATGTACAAATAGCACATGATACTGAAACGATGAGTGAAATTTATGAAGGGTGCTATTTGCAAAGTGCAGAGGAAATTCATAATGTTATGGATTCACAAATAGGAAAAGAAGCAGTTGACATTGGCTTGTTAGAAACAAATAATGTTGCAGATTTAATAGACAATGTAGACATGCCGTTTCAATCACCAAAACTTCCCACATTTCCATTGCCAAAAGAGTTTGATACAAATTATGATTATTTAAGATATTTGGTTGAACAGGGATTTGAGGAACGGGGGTTCAATCAAGAGTCAAGCGAGCGAAAAAAAGAAAGAAAACAAAGACTTGAATACGAATTAAACACCATTCACGATATGGGATTCGACGGATACTTTTTAATTGTATGGGACTTTATTAAATATGCCAGAGATAATGATGTTGTGGTTGCTCCTGGAAGGGGTAGTTGTGCGGGAAGTTTAGTTTGTTACGTTTTGAAAATAACTGATTTAGATCCGATGAAATATGGTTTGATTTTTGAAAGGTTTCTTAACCCTGAACGTATATCAATGCCAGATACGGATACTGATGTATCTGACAGGGAAAAGATAATTAATTATCTCATTAACAAATATGGTGAAAATAGGGTTTGCCAGATAATCAACTTTTCATACATTACTCCAGTTGTTGCAGTTAAAGATGTCGGTAAAGTTCTAGGATTTACTTATAATGAGATGGATAAATTAAGTAAAAAGTTTTCATATGATACATTTGAGGAATGTATTGATAACAATCGAAAATTTGTAGATGAAAATCCTAAATACCAAGAGTTGTTTGATATTGCATCAAAATTAAGTGGACGAATTAAGACAGTTTCATGCCATGCCGGAGGGGTTGGTATTGTTGATACAGATATTAGTGATTATATGGGTATGAAACTAGGTGGAGATGGGGAGCATGTAATTCAGGTTGATAAAAGAATTATAGAAGAAATAGGAATTATCAAATTTGACATTTTGGGTGTACAGACTTTGAATTTGGTTAAAGAAGCGATAGAAGACCTTGGGTTATCAGAATATGATATAAACATTAATAATCCGATTTTTGAGCAAGATAAAAAATCTTATAAGATACTTTGCGATGCATTGACCAATGGCGTATTTCAGGTTGAAAGTGCGGGAATGAAAGACTTATTATATCGTTTAAAACCAAATTCACTTGAGGATTTGTCAGCTGTATTAGCATTATATAGACCGGACACACTTGGAGTATTGGAAGATTATATTGAAAGAAAAAATGGAAATAAGCCTATTGAATATATACATCCTGATATGGAACCTATTTTAAAGTCTACTTATGGTTGCTTGATTTATCAGGAACAGCTTATGGACATTGTAAGAGTATTTGGTGATAGAACATATGGAGGATCGGACAAGTTTAGGAAGGGAATCGGAAAAAAGGACAAGTTATTAGTTCAGCAAGAAGCAGACAAATTATATCAAGAAATAATTGACAATGGTTACGATGAAGAAATTGCAAGAGCAATTAGTGATGATATGAGGGAGAAGGGAGGATATCTATTTAATAAATCACACTCCTTCAGTTATGCAGTAATATGTTTCCAAACAGCTTATTTAAAAACATATTATCCTTTATTTTTCTTTAAAGCATTGTTTAATTTAAATAAAGATAAAGCAGGAATGATTAACAAATATATTCTTGATGCAAAACATTTTAATATCAGTATAAAACAGCCCAACATTAATAAATCAGAAATTAATTTTTCTATATATGATAATTTAATATTATTTGGATTATCAGCAATTAAAGGGATAGGTGTTTCATTTGCAAAAGAAATTATTGAACAGAGGGCAGAAGGATTTTCTTCTATGAACGAATTTATTTTTAAGATGAATCCAAAAAAAACTCAAATAATTGCATTAATTAAATCCGGGTCTATTCCTTCAAATAATAAAAGAAAAACATTGATTAAATATCTTAAATCTATGTATGAACCTTTAACTTTCCGTCCAGTTCAAAAAATACCTTCATACAAGGAATTAACCGAGAAATGGGGTTTTGACCTTGAGAAATACAGAATGGGAACAAAGAAATATGATTACGATAAAGAAAAAATACTCGATGAATTTAACAGAATAAAAGAATGTGATTTTAATGAACAACAGGAAAAACGCTTTGAAAAACATATAGAAGAAAATAAAAAATATTTAGAAAATGAACCATTTTGGGAATTTGAATCATTGCAAATTTTTATTAATGACAATCCTTTCGATAAGGCGTATACGTATCTTATGCCATTTGAAGATGTGGAGGTGGGTGAGAAATGTACCATTGTCGGTGTTATTGCAAAGGTTCAAAAGAAAAAGGATAGGCATAAAAAGCAATTTGCTTTTATAAACATTTATTCTTCGTTTGGTCTTGTAGAGGGAATAGTGTGGCATACGCAGTTAAAACAATATGAAGACATTGTAAAAACTGGTCAGCAGTTAGCATTACTGGTAAGAAAAGATGGAGAAGAAAAAGTAGTTATTGATAAATTAAAACCTTATAGTATTTGGCTTGAACAAATGAAAAAGAAAGGGGTTGTGTTATAAATAGATGTATATTGAGGAAAATGATGTTATTAAATTTAACGCCACGATAACATATGAAAGATATTATAATGAAGATATTGCATGGGGAGTATTTGGATTTTTTACTGATGATGATATTCCACATTATACAAGGGAAACAAAGAATACAATTTCTTGGGAAACAGATGTTAGCTCAGAGGGTCAAGATAAGAAATTCAGCTCACTTGCTGGAAAAATGCAACATTTAATGGAGGGGGCAGAATATTTTGTAAAAGCACAATACAAAAATGACAAACAATATGGTCATCAATACGTACCGATATCCGTATATGCCATTATTCCACAAACAAAAGAGTCTCAAATTTTGTTTTTAAAATCATTAATTCCTGAGTGGATGGCTAATAACTTAATTAATGCATATCCAAATGTAGTAAATGATGTTGCAAATGGAACTTTAAAAGATATTGAATATGAAAAAGTAAAAGGTGTAAGGGAAATCACTTGGAATAGAATTAAGGAAAAGATAGTAAATAATTATTTGATTTCGGACATTATAACAATGTTAAAACCTTTGGGTGTTACTTACACTATGATAAAGAAATTATTATCAGAAGAGCCTAATCCCGTATTACTCAAAGAACAATTAGAAAAGAATCCATATTTATTAACGAAAATTCATGGACTTGGATTTAAAAAAGTGGATGATCTAGCATTAAAGATGAATATTAATTTGTTAGAATCAATTGAAAGACTAGTCGCATTTATTAAATACTATTTTGTGAACCTTGGTGAAAATGAAGGACATACATGGGTGTCAAGTGACATTTTGAAATCTGCAATCAGTAATAATGTTCCAGAGTGTGTTCCTAAAATAGAGTGGTTATTGGAGAATAATGATTTTTTGCATATTCATGATGATAAGATTGGGTTGAAATACTATCACGATTTGGAACTTAAGGTATTAAATTTGCTAGTTGAAAAATCATTGACAAAGACGAGACATAGTATTTCTGATGAGAAAATAGAACTTGGAATTAAAATTGCAGAGATGCAACAAGGATTTGATTATGTTCCAGAACAAATAGATGTCATTAAGAAGACATTGAATAGAACAGTAAGTTTTATAACTGGTAAGGCCGGCACGGGAAAAACATCAATTACGAGAGCAATTATTGGAACCTATAGAGAAAATGGGTTTATGATCACTGCATCTGCTTTATCAGCCATGGCTGCTCAAAGAATAACAGAGGCAACAGATTTTCCGGCAATGACAATACATAGAACACTTGGCTGTAAGGGATTAAACGATTTTACCTTTAATAAGGATAATCATTTGATAACAGATGTGGCTTTTCTTGATGAAGGTAGTATGGTAAATGTAAGTTTGTTTTTAAATTGGTTAGAAGCGATAGATGATAAAACAAGAATTATTATATCAGGAGATCACAAGCAGCTACCTCCAATTGGATATGGAAATGTCTTTTCTGATTTAATTGAAGTTTTCGAAAATTCTAGTGTAAGTAAACTAACAAAACCAATGAGACAGGCTGAGAAATCAGGTATCTTGGTAGATGCAAATAAGATAAGGGAAAATATTAATCCAATATCAGAAAAGTTACAGCCACGTATTATTCATGGAGAGTTGCAAGATATGTATTATATGTTTAGAAATAATAGACAAACATTATTTGATATTGCAGTGAAAACATTTTTAAAATCTGTAGTAACAGATGGTCTTGATAATGTTGTTATAGCAGTACCTAGACGAAAAGATTGTATAAATAGCACGTTTGAGTTGAATAAAACAATACAAGATAGACTATTGGGCGATGTGAAAGATAAAATAGATGGTTTTGATATGTCTTTTAAACTTGGTGCTAAAGTAATGCAGACTGTTAATGATTATGACAAAAACGTTTTCAATGGTGAAATTGGGTATATTACGAAAATCGACGAAAGATATGATGGTAAAAAGAAAGAAGAATATTGTGTAATTACATATAAAAGTGAATTGGATAGCAAGAAAATAGAGTACACAAAAAAGGAATTATCTGCTTTAGATTTAGCATATGCCATGACGGTGCATAAATTACAAGGAGCAGGTAGAAAGACTGTAATAGGAGTTATTGACAACACACATTACAAACTTTTAGATAATTGTATGTTATACACATTGTTCACCAGGGCAAAACAGAGATGTTTGTTGCTTTGTGAGCCGGATGCTTTTCTGAAATGTATTAGAACAAGTCATAATAAGAGAAATACATGGATTCAGCTAGAATCGAAAGATGTAGTATAAAGGAGATTTATTATTGAAAGAAATTAAAAGAATAAAAGAACTAACAAAGTTACTCAATCAGTACCGGGACGATTATTATAACAGGTCAAGCCCATCAGTCACAGATCATGAATATGATGCGCTGTTTGACGAATTGAAGTATTTAGAAGAAAAAACAGGTTT